TTTCAATTGTTGGAAATCTTTCGTTAGTAGTGCAAACTCTAATATTAATATTCGTAACTTTTATTGTTCATAGAAATAGTAAATAAATATGGCGCAAAATACTATGGGTCACCTCCGCAGCGACATTAAACGCAGCGAGGGAGTGCTTCAAAAATTGGTGAACGCCGATTCACCCTTATCTTTGGATGGATGTAAATTAACTGATCCTGGTAAGGAGTGGGTCATTGGAGCGTTTGATCCATTTCATGACCGTGAACTTGATATAACAGGTTTTCCGGATGCTTTGGGTAGTAATTCTTTGTGTCAAGTAATTACGCAAAGCTTGCAAATCTCAGCTCCGGCTTCTATTGTTACATCAGGTGAAACTTGGGATTGTCACGTTGTTGACTTTCCTTTTTTGGGGCCTGGCGGTGCTAAAGCAGCTTGCTTTAGCTGGACTACTACGTTACCAAATAATAATAATGTTGTTGCAAACACCTTCTTTGAAGGTGTTCTTAATAATAATGGGTCATTTGGTGGCTTAAGTGTTTACACTTTTGCTTCATCTGACAATAATGTTGATGTCTTTACGGGGAATGTTTTAAGTCATGCTAATTTAACACCAGCGGCTGCTGATTTAACTAATCCTTATAGAGTAGTTGCTAGTGGTTTTGAAGTATATAACACTAGTCCCGTATTGTATCAAAGTGGTGCATGTGCCATTTATTCGCAGCCTGTTGCTGACTATAATGTAGCACCTGCTGCCACTTTAGTTGCGCAAACCACGCCACCAGCAGTTGGCTCGGTTAGCGTAAATTTGATGGATGCGCCACCACGTAGTGTTAGTGAAGCTTTACGGCTCCCTAACAGTAGGCAATGGGAGGCAAAAGAGGGTTGTTATGTAATTAACAAATTACATAAAAATGATCTTCCCCCCCATTTAGGAAATTGGACAGCTCCGATGTATTATACAAATAGCCCGAGTGATGGTACTATGTACGGTCCCGGGGTTTTAACATCAACTTGGATTACTGGAGCTAGTCCAATAAGTATTATCCAAGCTATCGATTATAATTGGACCAATTTTGATCAGGGTGGAGCTATTTTCACTGGATTGAGTCCTCAATCGACTTTGACTATTAATAAACGTTGGATAGTAGAGGTTTTCCCAACTACTTCCAATTCTTTGGCTAATTTTGCCAAACCTTCTCCAGCTTATGATCCATGTTCACTTAAGCTATACCATGAGTTGGCGTATAAAGCGCCTGGAGGTGTAGAAGTTAAGTATAATGGGTTAGGAGATTGGTTTATGGATGGAATAAAGAGCGTGGCCTCAGTTGTCGGGCCAGCTACTCAAGCATTAGCAAAATTTATTCCACATAAGGGACTGCAAGCCGTTGCTGCTGCAACTAAAGCTCTTGGTCCCCCTAATAAAAGTAAGGCTTCTAAAGCTTCCGTGGAAGCTATTAAGCAAAAAGAGAAACTGGATGCTGCTGAGATTCGTGCTTTGACTTCAGAAATTAAAGCTAAGAAGCCCAGAGCAACTAAGCGTTCTTCTTAAAATTACCTGGTATTTACCAAGCATCTATGGAGTTTTTTTTCTCCACCAAGATGTGGGTTGCGTTTTCCCAACTGTAAGCTACATTTTTTCGTGAATGTTTTTACGTTGAATATAGTGGTATGGGTTTTGTAAAGGTTAAAACGTAGTAGTGGTTTTTGGGTATTCATTTA